AACTCAATTACTTTAATAGGGTTCTCAAATACACCATGTACAGCTAACTTAAGATTCTTAGGATAGTGATGTGATACACTAACTATAGAACCTATAGCATACCACTTAGGAAGACAAGCTGCATACTTAGATTGATTATCCCATTGATTCTTATTATAAGTAGTTCTTTGATAGCTCTTACCTGCTTCAGTGCCAATGTAAGTATAAAGATTATACTTCTGAGTCTCAATAGCTTTAGGTAGATTCTGTGTATGCATTATATGCTTCTGAATCAAATCCTGTACAAGAGTTATTCTAGAAGCTTTTAACTTCTGTACACAAGCTTCATTAACAGTCTGCTTAGCTGCTTGCTGTTGTTTAATCAACTGTGCTCTATAGTGGTCAATAATAAAGAGCCACTCCCAATCAGATATCTGAGTATCATCAGAACTCTTACCTCCTGACTTAAGGTTCTTTATGTGGTAGATTATTTCTGCTGCAAACATATATTCTTTTTATTAGATTGATTCCAACTAAAAAGAAAAGTCCTTAGTTATTTTACCAACCAAGGACTTCTCAGAATTAATTAAATGTAATACTTATTTTACATATACACCTACACCCTCAATGAGTGGCTCAAGGATATCCATGATTGCTTTCTGTTTAGCAGAAGTAAATGCAGAACCATTAATTACACCATCAGCTAAAGTTGCACCTTGGAAATAAAGTACAGTAGTTTCTGGAGCTACATAAGTAGAATGATGAACTGATAAGTGTGGAGTACCATGTTCAATAACTACACAGTTATAAGTACCAGTAGATACAGCTCTTCTAGTATCAACATCAACTGGGAACTGAGTTCTGTTGAAGTTATACTTGTCACCAAGTTCTACTTGTTTAACTTGTGCTGGAATACCTCTTCCTGGCTTACCTGGAGTTACTGTAATAGAAGTAGCAGCAGTATAAGTAAATCCTTTTCTCAAAGATACATCAAAGTATCTGAACTGAGGAAAACCTAAAGCATTGTCAGCTACTGCATCACCATCAATTTGTAAAGTAGAACCTACAACAGTTGCAGTTACTTGTTTAATATTAGCATTAACACCATTGATAACTGCAGCTAAACCTGCATAAACAAGAGCAGCAGTAGTATCAGTAGCAGTAGCAGTATAAGTAAAGTACTGAGCACCATCTTTACCAGAATTCATTAAGTCATTAGTATCATGGAAATTAATCTTGATAGCATATACTTTACCAGTAGTAATAGTACCTGTTGAGGCAGCAGAAATAACTACTCTATGAGGAACTGGAGCTTCATAAGCTAAAGTAGTTACTTTTCTAATTCCTTTTACATGAATTGGAGAAGACCATTTAATTACACCTGCAGTAGCAGAAGTACCTAATGCAATTCTGATTACATCATTTTCAAAAGCTGAAGTAATAGTAGCACCTGCAGTTAAAACTGTATTAGCTCTATTTACTACAAGCATATCATTGTCTACAGCAGTAGCTACTGTAGTACCAGTATTGCCAGCAGCAACATTGGTTACTAAAATGTGAGGAACACGCGTGGAATTTGCACCCATAATTGTTTAATTTAAGTTGTTTAATTTATTTAAGTTGTGTGTAATGTATTGTAATATCTATTGGTTATTCTTGAGTATTAAGTAATCCTGTATTACCTTGGAGTCTTTGACTCTCAACCCCTTCAATTGCCAAAAGTACAGCTAATTGAATAGCCTCTCTTTGCTTCTCTTCAGGAAGCATAGAATCTACAGGTAACTCTAAAGCTCCATCTATAGGTTGCCAAGATACTCTTCTTGGATAACAGATATAAGATAACTTTAATTGAGTTACATCAAAAGCATTACTACTAGCACCAGAGTTAGTATCTACTTTAATAGCACCATCTTCAAAGAATATAATAGGTGAACTAATCCTAGACTTATTAAATGGGTCCTTAATTACCTGAGTATATTTATCATGAGGAATCAAAGTAACATCTGTCCAAGCTCCTGTGATAGTATCAAAGTTAGTTACTTCTACTTGTGCTCTTAAGAAGAACATATAAGGTTCACCTACAGTAAGATGGTTCTTATCTTTATATATAGTATCTAAAGGAAAGAATAAGATACCATTATCAGCTTTATCTACTTGTTGACTAATATATCCAGATTTAACTAATGTATTTAAATCATCAGTTCTCTTCTGGACTTCCTGATAACCTTTCTTATATATGTTATTCCTACCATAGGCTTGTTTAACTATTCTTACTTCAGCTTCATGAATAAATACATCTATCTGCTTATGAGTAAACTCAGGTGTACTTTCACTAGATACTTTATCTAAGAATAAGTTAAACTGTCTATGTGCTTCTTGTATAGTCATTATTTCTTATATTCCTCTAACTGCTTCTTAAATCCAATTACAGCTTTAGCATTAATCTTATTGTTTACAAAGTCTAGCATCTCTTGCTGAGAATAAGCAATTGTATTACCATCTTCAGTTACATATGAATTCTTATTTAACTTTAGAATTCCATAAGCTAACAGTTCATGAATAAAGATTTTATCTGCTTGATATCTGTCAGTAGCAATTGCTAAAAATCTCTTAGGAGAAGAAGTAACATCTTCAGCTACTTTACCTTTAATGATATTAGAACTCATCCCTCTAGTATCTATGTGCTTAGACTTAAGATAATTCTCCATATCTTCTAGATTCATAGAATCATACTTAATAGCAGCTTGAGCTAACTGAGATAGGGAAGTAGCTTTAACAACAGCTTCTGATTCATCATTGCTTAATAGCCATTTAGCATTAGCATTACTTCTAACTTCTGCTTTAGTTAAAGCAATATCACCAACAGTCTTTTGTCTTCCTTTAAGTACAGCAATCATTAAAGCTTCTTCAGGAACTTCATCATTAAGGAATAAACCATTAGCAGGTACAATAATACCAAATGTTTTCCAGAAGGTAGATTTATCTGCTAGAGTTCCAGGTTCATGACCCATCATTAATTCTAATTCACCTTCCTGCTTACTATCTAAACCAGTATTATATTTACCTGTCTTAGCTAATGTAGGATGCAAAGGAACAGCTAATCTAGCAGTCATTCTTGATGAATACATCTTTGTTCTAGTTGAATCACTAGAGTTATTACGGGTAAGCTTTAAACCTTCTGCTACAGCTTTCTCAAGTCTATAAATCATTTTTTCTACTTTTAATTGTTTTCTAAATTTAATTTGTTTTCTACTAATCTTATATTACAGGAATTGTTCCTTATTTTCTTCTTTAAACTATTATAATTAAGTCCTAACTGTCTAGCAGCCTCTTTACCAGACTCATAAATTATATTAGTATTTATATCAATTACTTGATTCTTGTGTTCTCTAATCTTAATCTTTTCAATAGGGTTATAATACTTAGGTTCTTCTAATCTTTGTATACTCCCTATATTATTCTTTACTCTTTCTCTCAGAGTAGCTTTCTTGATATTTAACTTAGTAGCAGCTTCACTAATACTAGAATAAATGATTCCTGTTTCAGTATCAATTACTTTAGTTTTACTTCCACCTATTCTATTCTTATTATGAGAGCTTAATTTTTGCCTAGCTTCTTCAGAAAGAGATTTGCCTAATTTAGCTTGTCTCATTTTCTCTAAAGATTCTTCTGAATGATAATGTATTCCTACTTGTCCTTTCTTGCCAATATTGTTTTCAGAAATTAGTTTTCTTCTTTCTTCAGGATGCTTATATCCATGATTACCCTGTCCTCCAATATTCTGATTAAGTAAGTTGAAATTCCAATTTCTAAGTTGAGATATCCAAAATATTTCTGCAATATCTTTTTGACTGCTATCTACTTCTTCTAGCAGTTCTATAATAGGCACTAGATTATTATCTCTTAGTTCTTTTATCCACTTATAAATATTACTAGTTCTAGATAAACAGCTACTATAATGTCTAATTAATCTAGCAATTAATGTTGTTCTAGTTTGTCCAACATATACTATTTCTAAAGTAATTGGATGAGCTAGTGTGTATATTCTATATATTTTTTCCATAGACATACTACAACTAACCCATCCAATAAGTTCACTAATTGTACTTTAGAGAGGACTAAATATTAAAATCTTTTAAGTCCTGTTTGAACCAACATACCACATGAAGTAGGGTCTCCAACTTTCAGACCACAATGGTCAAGGAAGAATACATCATAACCATCAATACCTGAAGCAGCAGAGGTAGACTTAGAAGTATGAACACCATTTGGACCCATAGAGCCATTAGAAGACCACATCAGACCTTCACCATCTTTGAAGTAAATCTTCTTGATGTTAGCATCACCTTTAGCAGATGTACCAAAGTTCAGGATAGTGAATGTAGAAGACTCTAAAGGATTACCAGTGATAGGGTTCTTCTGTCTGTGGAATTCTGCATCATTGTAAGGAGCAAAGTTCTTGAACTTAACAGTGATACCAGATTCAGTAGTAAAGCCTCTGAAGTAACCTTGTAAAGTTAAGTTACCAGAACCATCACCTTTAATGAAGTGAGAATCCATAGCAGTTAAACCTTTACCAGCAAACTTAGTAGTCAGCATTCTATCAATCATAGCCATACCATCTCTACCAGTTAAACAAACTAGTTCTGGAGTACCACCATTATCAATAGCAACTTTCTCTAAATTCTCTACAAAGTCAACAAACAAATCATAGTCCATCTCATTACCAGAGTATTCCCAAACATTTGCTGGAGAAATTTGCTCATGAAAACCTGCACCTGATTTAACTGGTCTACCATTAGCACCAATTCTATGAGAAGACTTATTATCATAAATCATTGCATAGGTAATATCTCTTCTATGCTGCTCATAAGTCTTCCAGATAACTTCTTCTGCCCATACAGTAGCTACTTTACCTTTACCTGATTTAGGGTCAGTAGTAGAGATATCCATAGCTAACTTGGTCTTAGCACCAATTCTAGTAATAGAAGCTTTACTTCTAAAGATAGTTAATTGGTTCTCAAGCATACCTGGAGTAGACATGAATGTACCAACACCACCATCAGAATATTCTTCATAACCAGACCACACTTGCATGAATCTAGCTCCATAAGTAATATTAGAAGCAGCAATAGTTGCAGCAGGGTTAGCATTGTTTAATTGCAAAGTATAAATCCAGCTAGAACCATCACCTTGATAAGGGTCTTCCTGAACTCTAACATTAGTACCATCATCAGCTCTAAGTACAGCACCTAATTCAAAGAATCTCTCAGCAAAAGGAATTCTAAAAGTAGAACCATTCAAACCAATGTTTGATAAACCTTCAAGACACTGACCAGTTACTTCAACTAATTCAGTATCCTTAGTATACAAAGGCCATCTGTAAACTTCAGTTTCAATAACTTCAGACTGCATAGCACCATTGGTTAGCATGTCTAAGATATCTTCTTTACCTTTCATTTGCCCAAAAGCTCTAGCCATTACAGCTCTCATTTTTGTAGGCTCTGCCATATAAGCATTGTAGAGTTTATTGGACTCTACCAATCCACTCAGTCTACCACCAGCAGGTGTATATAACTGTAGTGATGAAACATTTGAATTGTACATAATTTAATTAATTTAGTTTATAATAATTTTAGTTGGTTGTGCAATCTTACTAAATAGTCAGTGGTTAAATATCACCAAGACTAAATCCTTTCTTAGCTGGTCTCTCTACAGCTCTAGTACCTGTTCTATTAGATTTACTATTCTTATCAGCTACTCTAGATAGAATTCTCTTCTGCTCTACATAAGCTTCACTTCTAGCTTTCTTCTGTACAGCTTCAAAACCAAAGTTGTTAAACTTATACCAAGCTAAAGTTAAAGCATCAGTAGGAACTTTAGATTCTCTCTCATACTGAGTTAATCCATCTTCACCTTTCTCAAAACAGTATCTATCAAAGTCAGACTTCTGTTTATTAGAAGTAAAACTAATACCAGCAAATCCTTCTGATTCCTGAATAATCTGTCTATAAGTATCTACTTCTTCTTGTGCTCTAGCAATCTCTTCTTCTCTAGCTAATCTTACTCTCTCTACATAAGACTCTTTTTCTTCTTCTGTCTTAAGAATAAAATACTCTTGAGCTTCCTTAGATTCTTCTTCTAATTCACCTAAGTCTTTCAGATTCTGAATATGCCTATCTAACTTCTCTGTAGACCAGTTACTAAACTTCTCAGCATATAAGTCTCTTACTAGAACCTCTTGATTAGATTCATCTTCCATATCAATCTGAGAATAATCAAAGCTATTCAAAGTCTGGAAAGCAGTCATTGGGTCTTCACCTAACTGACTTAATTCAAATACTTGTTGTAGTACTTCAGGAAGACTTTCTACTACTTCTTGTATTCCATGAGAAACTGTATCTTTAATAATCTCTTGAAATCCTTCAGGAGAATCATCATACTCTTTCTCAGGGTCTACCCATAGTAAACCTTCTTCAATCAAAGGTTCTACAAAAGGAGTATAGGAGATATCATCATCTCCCCCTACTTCTTCTGTTTCATCTATTTCTTCTTCAAACTCTTGTTCAGATTCTCCTTCATCTTCAATAGATTCCTCATTATCTGAGCCTTCAATGATTTCTGTTGCATCTTCTGAATAGAGTTCTTCTTGTTCATTCTCTTGATTGTTTTCTGAATAGTCTGAACCATCTAGGTCTCCAAGACTAAATACATTTTCTTCTTCCATTGTAATATTCTACTTTGTTATTTATTTTCTAAGTGAGTGCTAACAATACTGTTTAGCTACTGGTTATTTCTTCTTCTTTGTTTTAGGGAATTTAGAATAATCTAAGTTAGGTATAGAGTTGAATAAGCTAGATGATTCTTCTTTAGGTTTACTAACAACTGTTTTCTTCTTAGAAGTAGCATCTCCCCAAGCTTTCATATCAGCATTAGCAGCTCTTACATTCTTATTCTTATCAGAATAAATAGAACCATCTCCTACTGTACCTTTCTCACCAGTCTTAGTATTATATGTTCTACCATTAGAGAAGTAAACATTGTCATCTTTACCTTTATATCCAGTAGCTAAAGTAGAAGACTTAGGTTTCTCAGCTACTACTTCTGTCTTAGTTACTTCAGGAGTTACAGTCTTCTTAATAGCCATTTTCTTAGGAGCAGCTTTCTTTGAATCTTGGAAATACTTCTCAGTATCTTTTCCCCAAACACCATCAGCTTTTAAACCATGTCTCTTCTGGTAAGCAACTACTCTTTCTTTTTCACCTTCATCATTAAAACCAATAGGTTTATCAGATTTAGGTACACTAGTTGTATCAGCAATAGGAGCAAGCTTCTTTGAAGTAAATGATTCTTTAGATTCCATAGAAGGAGTTCTAACAGACATCTTTTCAATAGCTACAGGCTTATTAACTCCAGCATCTTTAAAACTCTGAACATCTTCAGCATCTGAATAATCTTGGAAAGCTTGTTCTTTCTCTCTCTGCTTATTAATAAACTTAGAAACAAAGTTCATCTTCTTAGGTTTGGAAGTATCTTCTACAGTACCTCCTTCAGCATATTTCTTAATAGCTACTTTCTTTACTCCAGTAGCACATTTCATTTTACCTTTACTCATTATTGTTATTTCTTTTTAGGTTTTGATTTACTTGAACTTGGCTTTGGTCTTGCTTTTATCTTGTACTTTTCAGTAGCAGCTTTAACTTTAATCTCTTTTTCTTTAAGCTGTCTATCTTTAGCATTCTCTTTTAAGTCAAGCATCTTATGAGTATTCTGTTGCTGATTCTCATTAGCTTGTAACTGTAAAGCAGTAGCTTCTTTAGAGAACTGTCCTTGAAGTTTAGCTTTCTCCAATTCTAATTTCTGAGCAGCTAATTGATTCTTCTGAGCTTTATCTTCAGCATCAAACTGATTCTTCTGCTGCTGAGCTTGTAACTTCATAGTCTCTAACTGCTGTTGAGTACCTAACTTAGTTTGTTCTAAAGCTAACTTAGAAGCTTCCATTGGGTCAGGAATACCATTAGCATTCATATCTGAAGGACCATCTTTACCTCTTAGAGAACTAATAGTAGCTACCTGAATCTTATTCTCTCTATCTAACTGGTCTTTCTGAATCTGATATTCTTGCTGCTTATTAAACTGTTCTTGCTGAGCAGCTAATTGAGCTTGAGCTTGTTGACTTTGTTGCTCTTGAGCTTGAGCATCTCTAGCATACTTAGCTTCTTCACCTTGTTTAATAATAGATACTATCTCTGAAGTAGAATAGCTCTGAAGCATTCTAGCATATTCAGAATAATTAAGTTTATCTGCTTGAATAGCTTGAGGAGCAATAGCTTTAAGTGCTTCTTTAATTGCTAAGGTTTCAATAGAATCAGATACTATTACATCAAATTCAGAATCATTAATCTTAGTAGAATCTATCTTAACTAGTTCTCTGAATACATCATCTACCATTAGCTGAGTAGCTTCATTGTCTTCCAGAATACATAGTCTACCAATCTCAAGTACTTGCTGAAGTACAGCTTTCTTAACTTGATTATGCTTCATGAATAAACTAGCAGTAATAGCAGAAGACTGAATAACAGACCTCTCTACACCACCTACAGTTTCTGATGAACCAATAGCACCTAGTCTTTGGTCACTTACTCCTAATACTCTCTGTACATCATTTTGTATTTTATCTAGTAATTGAAATAGAGGAGCTAACTGCTGAAGAGTAGTATCCTGTACCATTTGAAACTGATTAAAGCTAGCTCTCTGTCCAGTAGAACTACCTTCCTGTCCTTCTTCAAATGAGTTTACCCAACCTATACCTACTACATCAAAGTAATATAACCACTTCTCCTGAGACATACCATTGATACCAGTAGTAGGAATCTGAGCAATATCAAAGATAAGTTTAGCACCTTTAAACTTAGCTACTTCAGTCATAATCTTATACATGATAATCATGTAATCATATTGATGACTCTTAACCATGTCTACTAAAGACATAGCTTTAGAATTAGTATTATTATAGATATATCCTACATAAGGTAAATCACCAGTCTGACTCTCAAGTGGACCATAATCTACTATAGTTAATTCCTGACCAGCTCCCCAACCTGTGCACTTCCAGATATCAGATATCCACTGAGATTCTATAGTCCAACCTAACTTCTTCTGTTCAGCAGTTAATCTAAAGTCTTGAGGAACATATTCAGTTAACTCTTGTCCTTGTTCATCAAAGTAAGTAAGATAGTCCATTCTTCTCATAGACCTCCAAACTAAAGTAGTTACTACTATACCTTCAGAATCTAAAGAATCAATACCATGCTTATTACTATTAGGAGTCCATTCTTCTAAGCTATCTAAACCAAAGTTAGGAACTTGTTCTCCAGGTTGATATCTAGAGTTAGGAGCTACATTAGATAGATAGTTACTATTCTTATACATAGCATACATAGATGCTCCTATAGTGCCATCATCTAACCTCTTAACTTCTTCTTCAGTAAGGAATTCACCATATTCATCTAGAATATTAGCAGCAGACATTAGTCTCTCTTCTCTGAACCAGTTACCTTTATGAATATACTTTAAGTCAGGGTCTTTATCAAACTCTGAGTTCATAGGGTTAACTACTCTTACTACAGGTCTACCTTTATGTTTACCTACATAATAGATTTCCTCTGCTACATCTAAAGCATGCTCCCAACCATCATTAAACTTATCTTTAAGATTCTCTTTCTCCCATACTTGTCTAATAATATGTGAACAGTTCTTCTCTCTGATATCTAATCCTTTAATCTTATACTTAGCTTGAATCTCCTCTAATCCTGGAACCTCAACTTCTTTTCCCTGAAGATTAGCTGTTAGTTTCTGTAGAAGAATATCTAGTAATTCTCCTTGTAAAGCTTCATCTTTCTCTCTTATTACTTCTCCATAAGTACCTATTACATTCCAGTTAAAAGGAAGTTTAGCTTCTTCACCTTTAAGTAATTCTATCTTATCTCTAATGATATTATAGTTTCTAAGAATAGCAGGTTGTTCACCAATATCATCTTTGAATCCATAAGGGTCTACTACATGTTTAAAGTCATCTTCATTGAATCTGGAATTAACTAAATCATATAGTACCTGCTTCTCATATCTGGAAGTTCTACCATTAGTAGTCTGATTAGCTACATAAGCATATCCTTCAAAGACCTGTTTAACCCAATCTTTATCCTTAGCTTTATCTATTAGCTTCTGAGCTGGAATACCTTTATTTCTATTTATTTCCATTTATCTTTTGAAAAACTTTGCTGTATTAACCCAAGAAGACTTCTTAATCTCTTCTTTCTTCTGTGATACTATTCTATGCATCTGTAACTTCTGTGCTCTGACTAGCATTAAACTAATAGCTCTATCTGTATTTATTATACCATTATAGGCTTTTAATTCTTTGAGCAGGGGAATTGAGTAGATGTGATGGAGGTTAAGTTTACCATCTCCTGTACCTGCATCTTCATACAACCAGTCTCTAGTATACATCTCTAGCTCATCTTTCAAACCACCAGTAGTTAAACCTTTTACATTATGCATTCTTAATCCATAAGTATTAGCTACATTCTCTACCTTATTATTCTTAAGTACAGTAGGAGTCTTAGCAAGGAAATGTAACTTATTATTATTCCTAAGATGAGTATAGAATCCATTGAAGTTATTCTCATATAAACAGATAGCATTATAATACATAAGTAACTTCATAGCATTATTATAGAAGTCATCCATTCTTTCAGGTCTTGCAGTATATTCAGCTACCTGTTCATCAAATACTTGTCCATTAATAGTAGCTCTGGTAAATACCTGAATAGAACCTAATGAAACAGAAGTCTTAGAAGCTTCCTGAGCATAAGGGTCAAGACCTGCTATAAATACTCCATAAGGAATTGGTCCATCACCTACTACTTCATGTGGTTCTTTCCATATAACTACAGCTCCATTCTTATCTTCTTTAGGTTCCATAGGATATCCACAAGCTCTTAAACCTGTATCTACTTTGAATATCACATGTCCAGATTCATTTATTACAAGACTACCAGCTTTACCTTTAATATATCCATCTCTATCAGTTTCTAGAAAAGCTATATGTTCATCTAACTCTGCTCTATGAAATATATTACCACCAGATTCTAAGAAAGCTTCAGAAGGTTTAAGAGGTCTCTGCTGCATTTCATCATTCAGAGGTTTCTTAGATTTAGCATTCTTAAGTAATTCTCTTTTCTTTAACAGTTCTCCTAAAGCTCTATCTCTATCTACATTGCCAAACTCATCTCTGTATTTATCAAAAGTCATCCAAGCAGGAACAAAGAATCCTATCTTATTCCCAGAGTTCTCAAATACATCATCAAATGCTAAGCAGTCATAGCTAATAGGGTCATAGAATACTTTCTTAGCAGATTCTGTTTTACCACCTTCCATATCTCCACCAGTACCTGTCATCCAGATAGTACCAAACTTCCAAGAACCTACTGTAGTACATTCAGCTAACTGTCCAAGTATAGCCTCTAGAATGTGACAGAAACCTACCTCATCTATTACAGAGAAGGAAGGTCTAGTACCATTGGCAGCAAATTCTGATTCTCCAAATGTTCTATGGTGTAACTTACTCTTACTACCTTTAGTAACCCATTGTCCACCTACCTTCTCTTCATATTCCTGAATAGCAGTTTTTCCTGGTTGTGTAGAACCTGTATACTTCTTAATTAATGGAGAAGGATATAGAATAGGGCCAGCTTGTACTGAGCCTGGAATATTATCCATTCCAAGAATAATAGCTGTCATTAGTGTACTAGAATACTTAGCATCAATAGCACTAACTAAAGTCTGAGAAGAAGGAATATCTCCTTCTGATAAATCCTTTAGGAAGTTATCATAGTCTACAGCTCCATCTAATAAATAGTTGTGACCACAGAAAGCTGAAGTTTGGAAGGTCTTACCAATATTCCTAGTCTCAATATCTATTACATTCTTAGCTTCATTGTAGTATAAAGGCTTACCCAGATTAGAAGACTTATATTCATAGAGATACTTAAGAGATTCTTTATATTCCTTTAGTTCTCCATTACTTCTATATAAAGTAGGTACTATATGCTTAAAGTCATCAGAGTCTTTCCAACTATCTATAATGAATTCTCTATCTTCTTGAATAAGAACTCTGTGACAACTAAATTCTTCATCATTCTCAAATCCAGAGAAACCTCTAGCTGTAGAATATACATATCCTTTAATCCATTCAATGTCTCTTAGATAGGGTTTACCAAGAACTTTAGAGTTAGACTTACTACCTTTCTTCTTTAATTCTATAGACCAAAAATTAGTATAGAACCATTGAACTCCAGGAAGCCATTTATATTCTCCATTGTGTTCAGCCCACTGTCCTTCAATACACTTTCTCTTAATCTCTTTCCAGTACTTTAAATACTTAATCTCTGATAGAGGACTAATCTTCTCTAGTTTAAGAAGATACTTGTCTAAAGGAATCTTATTCTTATAGTCAAGATAATCAAATAATTCCTGCATTAGATTTGTCCACTATCACCTAGAGAAGCTACTGAACCACCTTTAGCTGAACCAGAGTTCTTCTCTTTCTCTAATTCTTCTACAATTCTATCATAGTCCTGATAAATAGACTTAGTATTCTTATGCATAGTATCTAACTGAGTAGCAGTACCTTTCTTAGTAATCCACTTACCTCTATCATCTTCTACATATTCATCTAAAGAATAATCAGTATCTCTTAGGAACCTAGCTCTCTTAAGAATAGTATTGTTCCAATCTCTTAATGCTCTCTGAGCTGGAGTATCTTCCTGCATACAGAAAGCTTCTATTAAATCATCTAATAAATCCTTATTATCTTCATAGAAAGAAGCTTCTCCACAGAAGTCTTCACCTATTAATGTATGCTTCTCTTCTGCATCTAGATTATAGAATCTACTATTCATGTCATAGCAGTGAGCTACAAACCACATTAACTTTGAAGACTCCTTCTTTCCTTTAGACTTATCCTTATTATATATAGTCTTAAAAGGATTAGCTATCTTGAATTGCTGATTACATTCCCAAAAGTTAGCTTCTGGAGTAAACAGTTCTATTGTACTTCTAATACTCATTTCTCTTCTACCTTATTTTTATTTTCTAAAATTAAACCTCTTGCAGGTATTACATCAAACTCTCCTAAATAAGGAATAGCAAATGCTTTACCTTGCTTCTCATTAAATGTCCTAGTTACTTGCTTAAACTGACTTCTCTCTATTCTCTTAATTTCTATTGGAGACAGTCCATATATCTTAGCTAACTTCTGACATATTCTTTCTTCTACGTCTAACATTAATATGTTTTAAATTCTACTTCTATCTTATCTATTCCTATAAGAATATCATAAGTGTAATATATCTCTAATGCTTCTAAAAACTCACAATCCTTTTCAGTATTCTCAATCATTGTATTCCAATCAGAATATACAATACCTCTAGTTTGAGTCTTAGTCTTCATTATTACTTTTTATTTAATTTCTCCCAATGATAGTTAGCTAAGTGTACTACTGAGTAACCATCCATGTCTTTCTTATAAAAGCATTTAACAGAATTAAGAAACTCTACTGCTTTCTTGTATCCTTCTTGTGTGAGTTCAAACATTATTACTTCTCTTTATTCAGTGATTCCTTCTTCTCTGCTAATCTAATTAATAGATTCCTTAAACAGCTATCTACAGCCTCTATACAAAGCTTATTATGTTCAGATGGTGCTATCCTATCAAAGTGATAGAACTTATCTCTGAGTACCCTTAAAAGCTCTTCTACAGTAGTACCTTCTAAGTACTCACCATTATACTTCTTTCTATTAAACTTAATCTCCTGATATCCATTACCAGTGAAGTTCTTTACTAAATATGTTCTGCCACTTTCTATGATTTTCATAAATTCTAATCCTCATTTATTTCTAAAGTTAGTGGTGCAGAATCCTTCAGAATATAGAAAGGTTAATAGTACTTGTATAGAAACAAAGAAACCTACTATTTCTAGTAGGCTCTCTGGAATCAAGCAGCAACTAACACTCATGGATACTGACTTTAACAGTTCTTGATTCTTGTCCTAGGTAGCAGACAATATTATGTATTACTTGTTCTAATTAACATTTGTAAGAATCTATCAGCAGCTTGATTAGAA